TGACAAACCACGCGAATGGGCGTGAAGATGGCGGTCACCGGTTGGGAACCGTCGTGACCGTTGGCCAGTAGGAGGTATGGATGAACCGTGTCCCCGGGGAGAATGTCGAATTCCCCGGGCACCCTGGCCAGCATCCAAACCCTTTCGCCTTGGCCAAGGACGCCAGCGCTTTCAAAACGGGCTTGGCCTTCGCCAAAGGCGCCATCAAAGAATCCGAAGGCGTCCTTGTTCTGAAGCGGCGTATAACGGTCCCCGACAACCCCGAGAATGGCGTTGGTGTCTGTTCGGACGGTCAAGCGCTTGCCCGGGACTTGTCGGCCGTCTTGGGAGAAGCACGGCTGGAGTTCAACTTGCCAGTCAAGCCCAGCCTCGCGGATGGCGGTAGCAGCATCAAAGGCATCGGGCAGGATTTGCCCGAGGCGATGCCAGGCGGAGTGTGTGGCGAGGGCGATGGAAGCCCGGCCGTTGGAGTCGATGTTTATGTTATGCATTGTGTTCTGTTCATACAGGCCAGTGAATTCTGGCCTGACTGCTGCCCCGGACTTTCGCCCGGGGCAGTTTGTCAGGCTAGACTGTCGGCACGTCGTCAGGGGAGGCCTCGCGGGCAGTCATGCCAAGCGCAACAAGGCCCTTGATGATGTCATCTGCCCAGCCTCGACGAGTGTGGCCGCGCGCCACCAGCCAAGCGGCGACGTCTTCAGCCGTGGGCATTCCCAGGACGGCGGCGACGTTATCGGCCGTGGTGCGCGTGCCCGTGTTCTGGTGCCATGCCTCCTCCCGCAACACCGCCAAGGCTCGCCCCGGCCGGTCCCGGCGCAGGGACAGAAAGGATACAACCCTAGGCGATGAATGCCCGACGCCGTCCCCGCCGTGCGCGCCGACCTTAACGCTGGCCGCCTCCCAATATCGTTCCCCGTCGGCGCCGATGCTGGCGGGACCCTTGCGGCATGGGATGGATTCAGTGATTTCTCGTAGTGTCTTCATCGTTTTCCTTTGTTTCTCGGGGCATTCATCGCCCCGATGGAACTACAATGGACGATTCTCCCCGGGGGGCAATGGAATTGTCAGGGTGACAACAAAGAATAGTTTTGGGTACTTTCGCCGTGGGCGTTGACTTGGCATGCTTTGTGTCTCAAAGTGGAAGCGTGAAAGGTGGGCAAAAAGCGCCAAGGGTTGGGGGAATTGTGGCGGGGAGGAAGGGGAAGGATTGCCAGAAAAAGGAGGCCTCGCCCGAGTCTCCTACCGTTGCACCTCGCGTTGACCCGCCGATTGACCCGCCGCGAAGGCGCATGACGGCGGATGAAGTGATCGCCAGTTTGCAGCCGGTATCCCCGGCTCAAGCGGAATTGTCGCGGCCCATGACGATCACGGATGCGGCATGGGCGGAAATTCTGGAAGCGGCCGCGCTGGGGATGGATAAGGCCAAGCTATGGGCTTTCTCTGGCCTTCCCCGGCGCGCGTGGGAGCTGCTTGTCCAAGATGAACCTTGGCGCGCGGAGGCCATTCAGCGGGCGATGCACACGGGGGAGCGCGACCTCGCGAGGGACGTAAGGATGGGGGAAAAGGGCTGGGAGTCCCGCGCGTGGATGCTTGAGCGAACGCGGGAGGGTTGGGCCAAGGACAAGGGCCAAGCGGGTCAACTCCATGTCGCCGTTGCCCTCTTGGGCAGATTCGACTCTGCGGAGGTACTACCAAATTCGCAACCCGTTGAGGCGAAGGCGCTTCCGGAAGCGTGAAGCACAATGCGTGGTATATTTAATTGGCCTTGAGTTACCGTCGTAACCATTTGAACGGCAACGCCTTGCAACGGTCAACGCGGGGCAAAACGGCGTCGGAAACCGTACCGAACAGTAGGTAAAACGGTTCCAACTGGGGCGAAATGGTACCCAATGCGGACGACGGGCAGGGGGGGACCCCCACGGGGGGGTGGGGTTCTTTTACACCCCCTCTCTCCCGCTGACGCTCATTTTTGAAATTGTCCGCAATCTCATTTCATCCCTCCTATGCCATTTCCTGCGCCGGAAACCGGCCAAGGCTGCGTTTTGATTTCTTTCTGGGGCATTGGTAGCCCATGACGGCTTCTGGCTGGTTGTCTGGCTGGCCGGCTGCTCGGTGCGCCTTGGGATATACCATGATTGAATGTTCAAGGGGGGGGTAAAAGGGGGGACATGGGAGGGGAGGGGGAGAAGGGTGGGGTTGGGATAGTAGGGGGGTTTGGGGGGAAGGAAGGGAAGGGGCGGGAATGGGGGTAGGGGAGGGAAGGGGGGACTAGGGGGGATTGGGGGCGGGCTTGCGGTGGGGCGGCTGGTTGCGGCACGCTTTGCCTCATGGGCAAGGATTCGAGGGGCGGGCTTGGTGTTCCCGGCTTCCGCACCGAGGATGACATCAAGCGGGCGCAGCGGCTGGAGTTTTTCCCGTCGATGGTGCTTGGGCTCAATCCGGTTGGATGGCAGGTGGACGTGCTGAGGGCGATTGAGCCTCGCGGGTCGAGGGTGGCCCTGAAGGCGTGCAACGGGAGCGGGAAGACGTCGATGGTCGTGGCGTCGGCGGTGATGTGGCATCTTGTGAAGTTCCCCGGGTCGTTGGTGGTATGCACGGCGGGGGTGTTTCGGCAGGTGTCGCAGGCGTTGTGGCCGTCGTTGCGGACGCATTGCGCGAACCTTGGGGGCGAGACGGCCGGGTTTCGGGTGTTGTCGGACCAGATTCTTTTCACGCGCCCCGGGCAGCGCGAGGTGTCCCGCGTGGTGGGATTTTCGGCGAAGGACTCGGCGAAGGCGGAGGGGTGGCATTGCCAGGGATCGACGAACAACCTGCTGTACGTCATCGACGAGGCGAAGGGGGTTCAGGACGGAATCTTCGAGGCGAAGGACAAGTGCCAGCCGTCGAGGGAGCTGCTTGTAAGCAGCCCGGGCGGGGCGGCGGGGTATTTCTACGAGACATTTCGCAGGGGGGACGCGAGGTGGAGGCTGTTCACCGTTCCGGCGTTTCAATGCCCGTGGCTGGTGGAAAGCGGGTGGATTGACGCGCAAATCGAGCGTTACGGCGAGGCGCATCCGGCGGTGCGGTCGTCGGTGTTTGCGGAGTTCGTGGACGACGACGGGAGCGCGACGGTGTTCAAGGTGTCGGACTGGCAGAGGTGCCGAAGCAAGCCGAAGGCCGGGGACGTGTCGAGGGAGCCGGTGGTGGCCGGATGCGACTTTGCGGCCGGAGGGGACGAGAACGTGCTGGTGCTGCGGCAGGGTTTCCGCGTGCTGGAAATGATTCGCTGGAAGGCCGCCGACACGATGGTCACGGTCGGGAGGTTCATGGCCGAGTTCAGGAAGCGCGGCATCGAGGCGCGGAACGTGTACGCGGACGTTGGCGGCCTTGGGGTGGTGATGTGCGACGCCATGCGCGAGCAGGGGTTTGACGTCAACCGCGTGAACTTTGGGATTGGGGCCGTGCAGGGCGACCGGTTCAAGACGAAGGCGGCGGAGATGTGGTTCAACTTTGGGCAGCGCGTCGAGAAGGGGGACGTGGACCTTGGCCCGGTTGCCGAGGACGAGACGACCTTGTTCCAGTTCGTGAACCGCAAGGTGCTCTTCACGCGGGACGGGAAGATCGCGTTGCAGACGAAGGACGACCTCCGGTCGCATGGCGTGTCGTCCCCGGACAGGGCCGACGCCCTGGTGCTCGCATTCGAGGGCGGGATGCGCGACATGATGCGGCGTTACGAGGTTCAAATGGACGAGGAGGTTCCGGCATCGCTCCTTGCAAGGATGGAGGAGGAGATGGGGCCTGTTTACGGGTCTGGGCGATGGACAAGGCTTGCAGGATGCCATGTTGGCGAATAAGGATGCCCCGGGAATGAACGTCGAGGAACGCAAGGCGCTGGTGGACGAGATCAACGAGGCCGTGCGGCAGCGTTCGCCGTGGGAGGAGCGCCAGACGAAGTGGTACCAGCTTCGCCACAACGGCCTTCGCAGGCAGTCAAAGCCGTTTCCAAACGCGTCGGACCTTCACTTTCCGCTGATCGACACGCAGATCGAGAAGCTGAAGCCGTTGTTCATGCAGCAGGCGTTTGGAATGGACGTCGTGGCGAGCTTCACGCCGATGCGAAGCCAGCTTGCGGCGTTCACGACCACGGCGGAGTCGTGGTTCAACTACAAGATTCGGGAGAAGACGAACCTCGCGGACGAGCTTTTGTCGTGGGTGGACTGGTCGCTCATGTCCGGAAGAGGCGTCATCAAGTGCTTCTGGAACCACGGCTCGAAGCGCGTGGAGTTCGACGCCATCGACCCCCTGTATTTCCTTGTTCCGACGCTTGCGACCGACATCCAGTCGGCGGATTGGCTTGTCCACGTCATGCCCATGAGCGTGGCGGCCTACAAGCGAACGGCGCGCGAGCGAGGCTGGGACGACTCGGGGGCCGCCGTCGAGGCCATCCGTGGCGGGCCATTGGACGGCAACATCCCCAGTTCCGCCACGGAGGCCAACGAGAAGCAGCTTCGCGAGGGCATCACCTACACGACCCAGCGGGACCAGGTGATCGTCTGGGAGGTTTACGTCAAGGGCGAGGATGGAACGTGGACGGTGCTGACGGTGAGCCCGAACAAGCCGTCGATGAACCTTCGCGACCCAATCAAGCTTCCCTACGACCACGGGCAGGCTCCCTTCGTGGACTTTCCCTACGAGATCAAGGACAAGGGATGGTACAGCCCGAGGGGCGTCGCGGAGATTTTGGCGGCGTTCGAGCTGTCGTTGACGGCGATGTGGAACAACCAGCACGACGCCATGGCGATGTTCAACAAGCCGTTGTTCCGTGCGGAGAAGGAGATCCCGAACTCAATCAACCTGCGGTTCAAGCCGGGTCAAATCCTGCCCTACGGCGTGGCGCCGGTGACGATGCCGCAACCGCCCATCTCGATTGGCGAGCAAATGGGCATGACGCGGGCCATTGCGGAGCAGCGGATTGGCTCGCCGGACTACGGGATCACGTCCCTGACCGGGGGGAGCGACCGAAGGACGGCGACGGAGGTCCAAAGCATCAACGCCCAGTCGATGCAAACCGGTGACCTTCGGGCCCGGTTGTTCCGCATGGCGTTGTCGAGGCTCTACAAGCAGGCTTGGTCGTTGCTGTTGCAGCATGACAGCAAGTCGTTGCGCTACCGGTTCGCCGAGGATTCCATGGAGGCTGATCCGGTGGCGTTGCACGACCAGTACGAGATGGAGCCGAAGGGTGGGCTGGACATGGTTTCGAGGCAGCAGCTCATGCAGCAGGCCGTGACGCGCAAGCAGCTGTTCTCGCAAAGCCCGTGGATTGACCAGCGGGAGCTGGACAAGAGCATCCTCGCGGTGGACGACCCGAGCCTCATCAAGCGGTTGTTCATCGAGCCCACGGAGAAGCAGCAAAACGAGCTGGAGGACGAGTCGCGCATCATCCCGACGCTCATGGTGGGCATTCCGGTTGCCGCCAAGCGCGGGCAGGACTACGCGGGGCGCATCGGGGTTCTCGTCCAGTACCTCCAGGGCATCACCCAGCAAGGAATCCAGCTTCCACCGATGGCATCGCAGGCGTTCATGCAGCGTATTGACTCGCTCCTTGCGGCGTTTGAGCAGGTGGCGACGAACGACGCCCGCAAGATGCGCAAGGAGGTCGAGGGATTCCTGACCAACACGGGCCTGATTCCAAGCCGCAGGCAAATGGCCGCGCAGGGCCAGCCGATTCCGCAGGTACAACCGCAACCACAACAGCAAATCCAAGGATAACCATGCCGCTCATCAAGGGCAAAACGAAGAAGGCGTTCCAGAAGAACGTGGCCGCAGAGATCAAGCGCGGGAAGCCGCCGAAGCAGGCGGTCGCCATCGCCTATTCCGTGAAAGATGCGGTCATGAGGGAGGCTCGGAAGCGTGGTTAGGTTCGTTTCAAGGCTTCGGGCCGCGTGGAGGTTCACCCGGCATTCACGGTGGGAGGAATGCGACCCTTGGACCAAGGAGGATGCGCGTTTCCTGCTTCAGTTCTTTGCCACGCCGCATGGAAAAAGGCTTCGTTCCGTGCTTCGCGACGTCTGCATTTCGCAAAACGCGACGGCCGTGCAGCAAAAAGACAGCTTGCAATGGGCCGCTGGATTTGCGATGGGTCACTCGGCGTTGGCCGCGCTTCTGGAGACATTGGCGGAGGCCGATTCCATTTCGGATTCAGACGAAAGGCCGGGAGGCGTTCTGAATCCGAGCGAATAGTCCCGGCATCTTGCGGCGTGCAAAGGTGGGTGCGCCTTGCGCGACGATGAAAGGCACAAGTTGAACTTGACCGAGGCGGATTTGCTGAAGGCGGCGCAGGACTTTGATTCCGGCGTCAATCAGGGCGTCGGTGGCGATGCCGGGCAGGCGACTGAACCCGCAAAGCCAACCGAAAATGGGCCGCAGGATGCGGCTCAACCGGATGATGGGTCGGGCGAGGCCGGAAGCAAGGCTGGTTCGGAAAAGGACGGCGGCGAAGGTGGCGAAAAGCAACCCAAGCCAGACGAGAAGGCCAAGGAGGACTCGCAGGAACAGAAGAAATCCAAGTTCGCGAGGGAGAACGAGCGCCGGGAAAAGACCTGGCGCGAGATCAATGCCGAGAAGGAGGCCATGAAGGCCGAGAGGGAGGCAATCAGGCGCGAACGGGACGAATGGGAAGCCCAACGGAAGTCTCAACAGAGTGTTGACCCGGAAAACATGCCTGACGGCAAGGGTTTCACGGCTAGGCAATACGAGGAAGAGGCTGCCAGGTTGAAGGAGGCCGGGGAGGACAAGCTGGCCGATGTGGCCCGAGACCTTGCAAGGAAAGCCCGAGAGGCTGGCCAGAAGGCGCGGGTTGAATCGGAGCAAGCGAAGTTCAACAAGGCATTCCAGGACAATTACAACAGGCTTTCCGAGAAGAACGACTGGTTGAAGGACCAGAACCACGACAAGTACAAGCGAACCGTGGACCTGTTGAGTCGTTATCCCGTCCTGCAACAGACGCCCGACGGATTGAACCACGCCGTCGAGCTGATCGAGTTGCAGGACAAGGCCAATGCGTCGGACAAGTTGCAATCGCAGATTGATTCGCTGACCAAAGAGTTGGAAACGCTCCGGAAAAAGACATCCATCGGACCCGGGAAGCCAACCTCGCAACCGGCAGAAACGCCGTTTGAAAAGCTCTCCATCAAGGAGCAGGAGACCCAGCTTGAAAGGCTGGCAAGGGAGTTTGACGCTTCCCGGTGATGATGGGTTGAAAGGACAAACAAGATGCCAGTCACAACCACAACCACGCTCGCCAGCCAGTTCCAGACGTTCTTTGACAAGAAGCTTCTGGAAATGGTCAAGCAAGAGACCGTCCTAACCCAGTTCGCCGTTCAGTCCAAGATCCCGAAGAATGTCGGCGGCAAGGAAATCGCCTCGTTTCGGTTCGGGGCTCCCAGCCTTGCCGGGGTGCAATCCCTGAGCGAGGGCACGGCCCCGACGGTGGCCAGCTACCGCGCCCTTTCCCTCAACCAGATCAAGAAGGCCCTCGTCCAGTACGGCGAGGTCATCGCCGTGACCGACATCAGCCGTGCCACGGAGCTTTTCAACAGCTTGAAGCAAAGCTCCGACACCATCGCGTCCGACATCGCCCTGTGGATTGATTCCGTGACGCGCAACGTGCTGGTTGGGTCCAACATGACGACGGCGCTGTCCGGCACCGTTCTTGGAACCGCCGCAGAAAGCCCAATCGACAACAACGACGCCATCAACACCGCCGCCGCGTCCGGAGGAATCAAGGTGTACGGCAACCCGGCGTCTCTTACGACCCAGACGTTTGCAGGGTTGAACTCGGACACCACGGCCGCGAACACGGTTTGCTCTTCCACGGTCATCCTGGACCTCATGACGAAGCTGCGCCGGAATCGCGCACCGATGATCAACGGCAAGTACGTGTACGTCACGGACCCCCGCGTCGCCAGGGACTTGATGAACGACACGAATTGGTTGAACGCGTCCAACTACGGCAATCGCGGCGAGCCCTTTTACAAGGGTGAGGTTGGCGAGATTTACGGCTGCAAGGTCGTGGTTCAAACCAACTCGTTCGTCTCGACGGGTTCCGGGACCGCAGCCGATGAGTTCGTGTTCCAAACCTCGTCCAATGGAGGCGGCGTCGCCGCTTCCCGCGACATCATCGCCTCGTTCATGCTTGGTGGTCAGGCGTTCGCGGTGCCAACGCTCGAAGGCGACAGCGTGACTGCCCCGCGCATCACCATCGTGGACACGCCCGACAAGTCCGACCCGCTCAACCAGCTTGTCACCGTCGCCGTGAAGACCTACTTCCAGGCCCTGCGCCTTGCGGCGGGCAACACGGCATCCACGGGCAACCCCACGTGGTACCTCGTCCATCGCTGCAAGACCAGCACCTTGCTGTAACGCCATGAAGGCCACGATGCCCGTCTTGGTCATCGCGGTAGGAACCAAGGGGCATCGCTCTCAAAAGGGCGGTGCCCCCGTTTCTTCTTGCGGTTGCAACGGAGAGGAAGACAATTCGCCCATGATTGCCGTTCCGATTGAGGCTCTATCCGTGGACTCCGAAGACGGAAAACCTGTTTCGCCCGAGGTTGGAGACGAGGTTGAGCTTCCCAAGGTCATTGGGATTGTTCGCAAGGTGGACGGCGACGAGGCCTACGTCGAGATCAAGGAGGTTGGCGGCATGGGCGTCGAGTACGAGGATTCCAAGGGTGAATCGGACGGTGAAGGCGATCCCGAGGACAATGGAGAATCCATGGCCGAGGAGGAGGACAAGCTTCGCCGGATGGCCATGCAGGAAGACCGCGAGAACGGCCGCGCATAACGACGCCATGCCCATCTACGCCTTCACGAACGGAAAAGACACCATCGAGAAGATCGTTCCGATGGGCACGAAGTCTTTCCAAGAACAGGGTTGCCGGTGGCGGAAAGTGCCGGTTGCGCGCTTCTCCGCCACCGGCTTTGCAAGGAAAGCCACGCTCAAGGACGAGGTGAGGCGCGGCATGTACGAAACCGAGAATCGGCACGGGACCCGGTGGCCTATTTCATTCAGCAAGACGCAGGTTCGCAAGATTTGGGGGATTTGACATGGGAGCTTTATTGAACGTGACCACGGCAGCGCAGGACGCCCTCGCGTATGGCGAGAGGCATGGGTGGACCATTGAAAACAGGAGCGACGTTCCCATCAGCTTTTGCTTCGATGGTTCGGTCGTGACCAACTCTGCCGGGGCAAATCCAGGAATCACGCTCGACCCGGGGGAAAAGTGGACCTCGACGTCCGGCGTGCGCGACGCGTCAACGCCGTGGAACCGAGTCAGCGTCATCCACAATTCATCCGGCAACAAGCCCTTGTTCATCCACAACTGGTAACGCCATGCCCGTCTATTACACGCGTCGAACGGTTCCCTATGCGGACGCGATTGCCGCGCAAAGTGCCGCCCGCCAAGCCGCCGGTTCCGTCGGAGGCGTGGCCTTCGACGGCCTGACCTCCGGCACGCGCGGCACGGTCCCGCTCACGTGGACCATCGGCACTGGTGACTTCTCGGCATGGGTCCGGTTTCGCTGCCCCTCGACCGTGACCGTGGAGCGCGGCGTCATCGGCCTTGGGCCGAACGCAACCGATGCGGGCGGCACGGGCTCCTTCC